GCGCATTGCGAAGATAAGCCCAGTTGGGCCGCTCATCGGCTGCACACCGCAGATGTCGTAAGCAATGAGATTCGGCATTGCACGACGAACGAGCGAGATGAGGATGGGATCCCAACGAGCGACATTGCCGCCGCCTTCCTGTCCTACAGACTGTGCGCCGCTGAAGTTCGTTGGCGCAGCCTCGCGGAGGTACTGCTCTTGGTTCTCCAAGAGCATGGTTGTAACTGCCTTACGGTAGTTGTCCTTGATTGCGGGAAGATCCGCATGCTCAAGGATTGGTTGCCACTTCTTCTGAAGTGCTTCGGAAATGGTGAGTTCCATTTAGGTTTTCTCCTTGGTGTAACTGGTTAGAACTAACTTTGATATTTAGCGTAAGTGCTATTTACCTTTTTGCAATACGGCGAAGCGTGTCGGTGTAAGCCTTCATCGATTCGCTAAGGTTCTCGACTTGACCACCAACAGGTGTCTCATCGATGCTCTCTTCTGCGGTTGCAGCAAACTCTTCCGTGATCACGGACTTGTTGCTCTTGCCGCTGAAATATGACTCCTTGATGATCTCCAACTTGTTGCGGACATCACCTTCTTCGCCCTCAAGCGTCACACCCTCTGCGAGTGTACGGAAACGCTCCTTCTGTGTGACTGTAAGATCAGTAGCCATCTCATCAAGGATCTGCTCCCGACGATAGCCCTTCACCTCTTCAGCCAACTTGACATTCTTCATGATCTCTTCGTCAAGGCGGGTCTTCAACTGATCGGCAGTCTCTGCCATCTTGTCAGCAAGATCGACCTTTGCTTCGGGAACCATGATGTCATGCTCAACGAAGAGATTGCGGAGACCGCTCATGAACTCCTCAGCGACCTCTGTGCGGATGCCCTTCTCAATAGAGAGACGGTTTTCCTCAAGCCACTCTTCGATGACATATGAGAGATACGAATCCAACTGCTCGGTAAGAGCCTTCTTGGACTCTTCGATCTCCTCAACAAGACGGTTGTTGTACTGCTCTTCCAACTCTGTCTTGATCTCTTCGACGCGCTCGTTGATAGCAGCCTCAAAGATGGTGGAAGCCTTGGTCTTGAAGTTTTCGGTTAGTTCCTCGCCGTCGAACATGGCAGTCATGTGGACATCCAAGTCCTCACGCATAGCCTTCTTCGACTTGACGCTAGCCATCAACTTGGACTTGGCATCGCCTCCTGCGGCACCGACATCAACTGGACCTGGGATTACTGCGCCCTTGCCCGTGCCGTCCTTGTAGAGACCCGCGAACTTGCCGCTGCCTGCACCTGTGGTGGAAGCATTGGCAACGCCGCCCTTGACCTCTTCCTCTTCTTCTTCCTCAGCCATGCCCTTCTTAGCAGAAACATTCTTCATCTGCTTGGTCTTGGCATCGGCGGTATCTGTAGCCTCGTCAAGCGAATCGGTCTCTTCGACCTCTTCCTCGTCAAGGATGATTTCTTCGATTTCATCGTTCTCGTAATCCATGGGGTTCTCCTTGGTATTGGTTATTTATATGGTTGAAACACTTGGCTCACAGTTTGTCGATGAAACGCTTGAAAGCCTTGACCATCTGTTCTTCCAACTTGCGGGAGGAAGCCTTGTTGATGGATTGCTTGATTTCATCGATTTCTTTGGCAACGAGAAGTCCGTTCTCGTAGATCCACTCCCGACCTTCCATCACCCCACGGACGAAAGCCTCAGGGGCTGAGGGATCTGCAACAATGTCGGCGGCGGTGGAAAGACGGAAATCGTCCTTCACATAGTTTGCGCCATTCTTTTCCTCAAGAGAACCGACACCACGGGAGGAAACGCCCAACTTGGCACCCTCGTCCATCAGGTTCTTTACGATCTTTCCATATGGCGTATCCATGATTTTGGCTTTGCCATAGAAGTTCTTGCCATCAGGAGCCAACTCCACGATCATGTGGGAGACTCGCTCTAGGTTGATAGTTGGCCCTTCGGGGTGACCAAGTTCACCGAATCCTCTCTTTTGCTCCACGAATTCCTTGCGGTATTGCTCGACCTTATCCTTCAGCATCTTGAATTCATAGACACGCCCATTGCGGTTCTTGATATCACCCTGAAGGAAAGTGCCTTCGATGAAGTATGATTTCTGACCGTTCTTCTCTTCGGTCAGGATTTCGATGTTTTCGTTGACTTCGCAGATGAGTTTCATCTGTATGCTCCTTTAGATCGTGAACTCAAGAATGATAGTTCCGTTTGCGGTGGTGAATTCGTTTCCGCTATTATCTAGGCTTATCGTGATGGTGCCTGATTCTAGTTGCGCTTTCACACCAGTTCTGCTGTGGGAAAACCTAGGTTCGAAAAAGAGTTCGGTATCAACACCTGTTGCAAACAGGCAATCTCCTGCATTTTGCCCGTATGTGCCCCCTGTGTATGTGTTGCCCCAACGGGCAGTCCAATACCATCCCGCAATATTGGCAGGATTGGCAGTTGACATTGCAGAATGCAACTTTACTGCCGTGATGCCTTCTGCATCAAGGAATGCTGATGCCGTCAATCCAAGGGTGATGCTCTCTGCCGTAGATGTGGGAACTTCACTAGCGATGATCTTTGTGACATATCGCTTGTTCGTTCTGAGAATGTCCTGTTTGATCAGAGGCATCAGAGTACAAATTCAAGAATGATCGTTCCCGTCACAGTTGTTGGGGTGATCGTCATAACTCCTGTTGGAGTTGTTGCGTTGTTCGGGATCGTGAATCTCTCAAACATGAAATCAATGTTTCCCGCAGCAGCAGAATCGAATGCAGTAGCACCAGGGGTTCCCGCCCATGTCAGCGTATAGCGATTTGTGCAGGAAGACTTGATCGATGCCAACTTTGCAGTAGTAGCGGTGATGCCGTCAGTCATTGCAATCACATCGCCCGTCAAGCCGTTTGCAAATGCAGATCCCGTGACTCCAAATGAAATTGCTGTACCATGGGCACTCAACTGAAACTTCTTTACAAGTCTCTTCTGAGTTCCCACCAATGTCTGTTCTGTATAAGCCATTAGTTACTCTCCTCGTTTGCTTTGGCAAAATTGACTGTATGTGCGTAGGTGTCTTTGCTCTCGGTTGCAAGAACGAGGAATGCAGTCTGATTTTCTTCGCTCAATCTGTCATAGACCGAAGCAATTGCCTCTGCATGACGAACCGTGACCTTTTGTGTGCTGTTGTCCATCAGTTGTACAGTTGTTTCATTGCCGTTGCTGATGCACTCTGTTATTGCTGCAAGAAGCCTGTTTGCCATGCTCTTGCAATACAACTCTTCGACATACTCATTTGCAGACTGCTTTACGAACCGAAGAGCCTTTGGATCATCCGATGACACGATTGCGGTGGACTCCTTGATTTCCACCGCAGCCTTGTCGCCAAGAACGGAGAAAGCGGCTGCGAATTCCTCCGCAGCCTTGTTGCTCTTGAACTTGACGCTTACCTTTGCCATCAGCCCTTCCAGTTCGCTTTCACATAGTCAAAGAACTTCTTCTTCTTGTCATCGTCCATCTTTGCGGGAGACGATGCGCCGAACTTCTTGAGAGCCTTATCGAAGAAAGCACGATATGCCTTCTGCTTGGGGCTGAGTTCTTCCTCAGCCATGGTGTACTTCTCGCCCTTCATGGCGACTGCACTCTCCATCGACTCCTTGGGCGAACCCATGAGAGTCTTTTTCTTATCTCGCAGAGCCTTGTACTTTTCAACAATCTTCATGGCTTCATGGAAATTGATGTCTACTGGAGCAGGAATAACAGCACCCTTGCCGCTGCCATCATCGTAAAGACCACCGAACTTGTTTTCCTGCATAGCACGGGCGCGTTGCTCTCGCAACTTTTTTGCGCTCTCAAGACGCATTACTGTCTCGCGGTATGCACGGGTGCGACCATCGATATCGACCTTCTCGTTGATGTTCTTGTCAGACATGGGTTCCTCTATTACTTTCCACCAAATGATGGTTTCTTGGCTTTCTTTGGATCAGCGGGCTTTCCTGTCTCAAGTTCCTTCTTCTTGAGATCAGCATCGGCAACTTCATTTGGCTTACCCGCATCGACAGGAGCAGCGACTTGCGACACACCCGCAGCCTTGTCCTTCTTGATCTGTGCGGTCATGTTTGCAGCAAGCGTTGGATCCTTCTTGACATCCTTCACCATGCCGTCGATATAATCCTTGGTTGCCTTCATTGCAGCCTTCGGACCTGGGAAGAATTCCCAACGGCGGCCGTTGATGTAAACGCGAACTGGCTTGCCGAAACCAGTTCCAAGTTGCTTGATCAACACATCCTGACCCTTGTACTTCTGAGATGAGTGATAGAACTCCTTCTCAAAATTCGGGTCAAGGGAGATATCGTCCTTTGCTGATCCCGCAGCGGTTGGAACGATCTTGAGATCTCCCGCTTTCATAGGCGTGGTCACGGGTGGGGCAGAGGGTGCGCCAGGTAGGTTTTCGGGAAGTGGTTGAGGTGCTTCCCCCTTTTCGCCCACACCCGTGACGATTTGTCCTGAGAGTGCCTTCTTCAGTTCTTCGATCTTGTCATGGATACGAGAAGCCAACTCCTTCTGAATGAGGCTCTTGAACTTCGGAGCCTCCTTCTTGATGAGGGTTTCAATGACCGACTTGAGGAGTTTGTCTGTATCGTTTTCCATTCAGACCCCTTATACGAGACCGAACTGCGATGTATCGGGTTCGATCTTTCCTGCGTTGCGCTCTCGTTCGATTTCCTTGTCCATCTGCTTGATTTCGGCTTCGTTGAAACCGAGGACATTCTTTCGAATCCATTCGTGAGAATAATACTTACCTATGTATGGTTTGATATTCCCCACTTCTTCCACCTGTTGACGGCGCAACTCAGCATTCTTGAGTTCCGTGAAGAGATTGTCCTTGAGGAAGTCGAAGTAGATCGCCTCCTTCATCTCGTTCCACTCGTCAGCGGTGATAACTTTCTTTAGGATCAACTGCTTCTTGAGGATGTCAAAGAAGAACTCACAGAACTTGGTTCTCAGTCTGTGGATGTACTTCGTGAACCGAACCTCGTCGCGTGTGATCTCAGTAGAACGCCCAAGCATAAACTGCTTGTCCTGTTCCAAGCGGCTCACGGGAACCGAAAGGGCACGATACAGTTTCTTTTGGAAGTATATGACATCTGTCAGTTCTCCAAGATTCTGACCGCCCTGTAGGGTTGTGATTTCAGTACCACGGCTACCCTCACGGCGGGGCAACCAATAGTCCTCAAGCATCGACATGAACTTCTTGTCATCACGAATCTCTCCCGTAGCCGCGTCATAGACGAGACGGTTGCGGTAGCGATTCATGAGATCCTTGACATACTGTTCTGCCTTCGTCTTGGGAAGGTTACCGACATCGATATAGAAGATGCGGCGTTCGGGAGCGCGGCTGATGCGGTAGATGACGATGGCATCTTCCAACATTCTAAGTTGGTTCAGGGGCTTGATTGCCTTGTGAAGGAATCCAACCGTTCTCTTGTAACGGCTGTCCATGAGACCCGATGAGCAGAATGCGATTGCATCCTCGCTGATCTTGATGCCCGCTGGATTGCCTCCTGCACGGGGATTATCCTTGTTGTACAAGTAGAAGTCCTTGTACCCTGTGATAATCTTCGTGCCGTTCTTCATCGTTTCCTTGGTGTACTCGCGGATCTTCTGAATATTCATCGGATCCACATAGCGCAGTTCAAGGATTCCTTTTTGTGGGTTCTCCTCATCGATGATCAAGTGAAAGAAGATCTTTCCATCCACATACCATCGACGGAAGATTTCAGTCCCCTTGGTCTCAAACTGCATGACACGAAGGATGTTGCGGAACTCTTCGTGAATTCTCTCCTTGACATTGTCACTAGCCTTGAGTCGGTCTAGGACAATCTTCACGGGAGACTTCTTCTCACCTACCACGATTGACTCATTCACCACATCGTCTACTGCGACTTCAACGATGGGATCCTGAGCCATTTCGCGGTACTTCATGGTCAGTTCGAAATCGTTGCGGACGGTGCCGTCGAGATCGACATACTGACCATAGAAACCACCCGCTTCAACAGGAATGGCTCCGTCATCGAATGTCGGAACGACAAACGACTTCAGAGCCTTTTCCTGCTTCTTCTCTGCTTTAGAACGCTCTAGGCGAAATCCGAAAAGTTCCATTATGTAGATACCTCATGACCTTTCAATTAGGTGGTTACGCCTTCGACTTCGAAGTACTGGTAAGCAATCGTGACATCGAATGTTGAAGGCTCGGATTGCGCTCCCATGTCCATCGTTGTTTCAGCGATGGTTGTGGGCCAGCATCCGACCATCTTATAACGAGCGATGGGGTTGCCCTCACGGGTGAGTGGCGTAATCGTCCAATCGGTCATGAACTGATTCATGGAGTTCGCACCGACATTGGTGCGGTTCGTGTTCATGAGGTTCATCCAAGCCTCAAAAGACTTACGCAATCCATAGGTGCCATCGTTGTAGCAGGAGATCGACCAATCTGCGAAAGTGCGGTCGCCTGGGTACTTGAATGGACGGCCCATGTAGAAGGCTTGGTTGGTGTTGAGAGTCGAAGAAGGAATCTTCGAAGCCTTGCACAGGAACGAAACCTGTGCAGAGGGGCTTCCACCACCCGCAGCAGCGGCTACGGCATTGATGGCTCCACCGACTGCTCCACCGAAGAGCGCACCCGCCACAGCGGCTGCGCCCTGAATCGCCTGCGTGTTACCACCAGGGAAGTTGCCTTGGACTAGGAACAGGTTGTTTCTAGCAAGACCGTTGATGAGATTGGCGCGGAATGCGTCGATGCTGAACTGTGACATTTAGGACTCCTTATGGGTATTTAGTGGGGTTTCCTGCATCACAAATTAAGCACCGACCTCGCTGAAGTTCACGCCTGTGCGGGTGGCGATAAAGTTCAACTGGATGAAGTTAATGCTGCGGTTCGGCTTGATGTAGATGTCAGCAACGAACCGATTGCTATCGATAACTTCAGGGGTGTTGTTCTTCTCGTCGCATACGACCTTGAAGTCGATGAGACCGCGACGAGCCTGAACATCACGCATGAACGGCTCAATTAGAGAACGGAACTGTGCCCGTGTGAAGGCATCGTTGAACTCAAAGAGGCTGTACTTAGCAGCGGTGGAGATTGCCTTCTCAAGCACAATGAACAGACGGCGCACATTGATGCGGTCGAATGCAGATGGCTTGGAGAGAGCAGTCTTGTCGCCGTAAAGGACGGTGCCTTCACCCGAGAAGGTGGCAACAGGATTGATGCCGTTCTTATACAGGGTGTCACGGGAAGCCTGACGGGGTTGGAAAGCCAACTTGATCACGCCACGAACCTGACCACGGTTGAAGCCTGCGGGGCTGTACCAAGGATCGAAGGTTGCGTCAGTACGAGCGCAGAGACCCGCAATGTCGCCGTTCATCGGAACCCAACGGTTCTTGTCGTTATAGATGTCGTACATGTACTTGTAACCGCTGTCGATCACGCAGTACGAGGACGAGCCGATGTTGTTGCGGTACTGTAGCGAACGATCCAACTTGACCTGATCGGTCTCGTTTGGATCCTTGTTGGGCACCGAGAAGAACGCAACGCAATCCTTACGAGCATCGACAATGTCCTTGATCGAAGGAGCGACGAGATCTGCAACAGCAGTCGTAAGATCTGTGTCGGGAGTAAAGGTCTTGTCGGGGCCACCGATGAGCAGATTGCAATCAACAGTTTCTGCATCGGCAAAGAGGCGATAGCCCTCAGGATCGGAATCTGTGTCCTGACCAAAAGCAATCTTCATGTAATCGGTGAGGTCGGCGGTCAAACCATCACTACCACCTCTAAGTTGCCATACACCTACTCCGAAAGATCCGTTCGTAGCAGTTACACCCGAAGTTGCGGAGAGAGATGCATCGGTGTAGTACTTAAGCGAGTTGCCTGTACCCCATGCACCTGTGGAACCTTTGAAAAGGTCATTGTAAGATGTGTTGTTTGCCTTCTTGACGGCTGCGATGTACTTCGATGTGCGGTTGATGCGATCAACATAATAGTTGCTCGTACCATCCGAAGAAACAACACCAGGAAGGAAGGACAGCCCTTGGAACTTCTCAAGAATGGTGTTGCGAGTTCCCGAGAGAAGACCATTCTTGTCAATGACTACCAAGTGGAACTCGTCGTTTGCACCACCCAAGTCAGAGACATAGGTTGTGCTGTTCGGCTTGGCATCGAATTCGTCTCCGTATGTCCAATTGCTGAAGTCATGTCCCGCAGCGGTATAACCCGAAGCGGTGATTCCCGCGCCCGTGACCGCGACAGTTGCACCGCCGCAGACCTGAACCTCAAGGGTATTGCCTAGCGCACCCGCATAACGGGCAACAAAAGAACCAATCTTAGTGACATCAGCAAACTCAAACTTATCATCGTTTTCGATCATGGCTTCATCAGAGTCTGCCGCAGTACCGCCCGTGAAACCAAATCCGTTGGCATTAACCATGCCGTCGATCTTGGAACGAACGACTTGGAGATTGTTACCGTATCCAAGGAAGTTAGCGGCGGGGAACCACCACTCAGCGACATTGTCATCGGGTGCGCCGAATAGTTGTACGAGGTTGTTCTCGCTGTCAACGAGGATGCGCTTGTTGCATGGGCCCCAATTGAATAGACCCACGATGCCTGCATTGGTTGTGGCAACAGCAGGGACGATTGTGGTCAAGTCCTTCTCTGTTACATTCACGCCTGGGGAAAGTTGGAATGCCATCTCAGTCTCCTTGGATTGGTTTGATAGACGGGGGTATTTATTCGTTTCACCATTTCACCCTAGCGTCACATGATTTCTTCTGCATCGTCCATCCATGATCTATCCCGTCTTGATTGTTTAGGTTTCTGCGTAGATTCGCTAGCAAGCATCCTTGCTGCTTCGTTCATTTCATCATCGACGCTGTCTAGGAAGCCGAAAGGAGTCAGATCCTCCTCCAGTTTCTTCAGTTTTTCCTCAAACAGTCGCTTGCGGACATCTAGATTGACCAAGTCCTTGAAGTACTCTTGGGTGGTCAACCATCCAAACATAACCAAGCAAGCCATCAGATCGTCGTGATAGCCGTCCGTAGCCTCATAAGACCCCGCCTTGGCGATGTAGGTGCTGATCTCAGAAATGATGTCGAAATCGTTTACTATCAATTTGTCGCCTTCGATCATCTCCTTGATCACCGAGCATCCCGCCTTCTTGACTTGGCTGCTCATCTTGATGCCGTTGTAGGTTCTGCCTCCACCAAAGCCTTCACCGACCTTTTGACCCTTCTTGCCCTTGATGGAGATGGTGACTATGTTTTCGTACTCCAATTCATCCTTTAGAATGTCCGCGACTTGCTGCCCCGTATCGTTGATTTCTACCAAGACATATCCATCGTTGTATTTCTCAGCAATCGTCTTAATGAGGTTAGGAAATACGGGGATTGGAATAGTATTGTTTCTATACTTGGCAACAACCTTGTATGGCATGGCGGTGACATCCAAGACCACCATGGCGTTGTAGTCCTGTCCGATGGCTCTACTGGAGTCAACCAAGCCTGTGTAGATGTGTCCCTTGACAGGATGCTCGTAGATAGCCAAGCCGTCCTCCGTCTCCATTAGAGGAGTTTGGAATGCCAAGGACGCGATCTTGGATGCCTTGATGAGCGTTTCCTGCGAACCAAGGAACTGACATTCATATTCGGAGTACCATTGTCGCTCCGAGGTGTTCTTGATTGTCGTTTCCTTGAATTTGTCATCACGCCCAGGGACTTGCCACCAATGTGCCTCAACAGGGACAAATTCAGACTTCCCGTTCTTGGCATTCTGCCACATCTTGTAGAACAGGTTCAGTCCGTTGGGTGTCGAAACGATTACGGTCTTGGATGTTTTGCCCGAAGTGATTGTCGGGTAGACGGAGGTAAAGAATTCCTCAGCGATCTGCTCAGGCACGAACGCGAACTCGTCAAGCATCAAGAAATTGTACGACGAACCACGAACCGCGCTAGATGAGGTGGACGAGCAAATGACCTTGGATCCGTTCTCCAAAGTGACGCTTGTCTTGTTCCATTCGATGATGCCTTGCTGCAACCACTTCGGAAGGTTCTCATATGCGATCTTGAACCGATCCATGATTTCCGTGGCAGTCTTCAGTTTGTTTGCAAGAATGGCTGCTTTATATGTCGGATTGAACAGCACCATATGCAAGATGCAAGCCACCAATGTCGCGGTCTTTCCGCTCTGACGGGGAATCTTGCAAATGGTGAATCGATTGTCGAATACCGAACGGGCTATATCTTTCTGAAAGTCATACAACCTGAAGGGCATGAGACCTTCATCGATTGTCACGACCTTGATGTATGTCTCAATGAAATAGATCGGGTCTTCGGAGCATTTGATGTACTCCTCCAACTGCTCTTTCGTGAATTCTTGCTTTACATAAGCACCCTTGAGAAGCGGGTTGCCTAGGTATGTTTGATGATCATTGCTCATCTACGATATCACCTCTGTCGAGGGCTTTCTTCTGCTCCCGAATCATCTTCTGCAAGTCGGCTGTGCTTCCGACATAGATTGAGTTGTTTGTAACCGTGGTTGTCTTGCCCTTCTCTTCTTTCTTGATGTCCTTCATGCGACGATGAAGATCCATCAGTCGATTGTTGGCTTCAAGAGAGGATTGAATCAGTTGGGCAATGACCTCGTATGCGCGGGGCTGTTGGCTATCCTGTGCCAACTCGCTGATCCCTTCGATTGCCTCTTGAGACTTTTCAATGATGCACTTGAGATTGCGTCGAACCTCGTCATAATCTCTGTCTGCATCGGTGGGATTGTATTGATGATCTACCGAAATTGCCTTGACGGGGACTATTTCAGTTGGCTCGGGATTTGTTTCGATTCCCAAAGTCTTTGCGATGTTCATGTCGATGTTGCTCACGGCTCCTCCTGTCATTATGTTCCCCATGCTGTCGGGGGATACTCACGAATACTCACACTTGCATGTGTAGCCCCCGCACCCGTCCATCCTGCCGTCAGGGACGGTGCATAACCACCCGCAGTAATTCCTGCCGCAGCGGATACCCCAATGTCTGCATATGGCTTGAAAGCCGCAGTAGATGTCGTGCTTGGAGAGAAGTCCTTCGTATCGAAGATGTTGACATTCGTGTTGAGAATGAGTGGGGCTTCCTTGACAGGCCCATACAGATACATCTTAGCAATGAACTGAATCGTTGCAAAGTTGACTTTGCGCTGTGAATAATCACCATAAGATCCATCATCACCCTCTGTCAATGCGACCGAAGACAGGACGATTGGAACATCCACATCGATATCCATCCCGTCGATTGCCTTGATCGTGAAGACATATTCGGGGGTGAAGTATGGAAGAATCTGCTCGACAATCTGCAAGCAATCATCCATGCTCTTCGTCATTGCGCTGAGAGTCATGTTCATGTTGTATGGAACACGCTCCCACCGCTTCTTTAGAGATCCGCGATCCCCTGCGTTGTATCCGACAGTCTGCTGTACGCTGTTCAACTTGCGAGAGGAGTCATAAGCAAGCGACGAGATCTCAAATGCCATGCGCGGCAGATATGTCTCCAAGCGGACTTGCTGCTGATCGAAATCTGTTCCGATGCGATCAAGACGCTTCAAGAACTTCTGCTGAGGCCCATATGCGATAGGAACACGGATGCGCTCTTTCTCGCTGCCGTTGGCATCGTTTCGAACGAGATGCACATTGTTGAATAGTGAGGCAAAGCCAACCACTACCTTTCGGACTGTGCCATGGTAGTAATACTCAAGCATCGATCATGGATCTCCGAATGGGTTAGATTCATCGAAGTTGAAGACAGAATCCGCTTCGGTTTCGATCTCTTCGTTCTTGGCTTCATCAAGAATGCCCATTGTGTCATCCTTGGAAACAATAGGTGCATACAGGTTGACACCCGCTTTGGCTATGTAGGCGGTTGCTCCCTTTTCCGTTTCTTCGATCCAAGTACCAACAACATTGGATAGAGATATTCGGAGCGGAGTGACACTAGGCTCATACGAGTAGACCACCGCCCTCGCAGACGCTCCCGCAGTTGAGCCTGTAATTGATCCATTCGCGTATTGATAAACGCTGTCGCCTTCTGCAAAAGATCCTGTTCCATAGATCCCCCCAAGGTTGAGGTTGACTTTGAATCCCGTCTCGTCGTTGATTGCGTCGAGTTCGGGAACTCCAGTATTGAAGTCCTCTTCGGAATACTGGAAGAGTTCGCATGTCAATTGATAGGAGTAGAGTTTGCCCAACTGATAGAAGGGATTCTCATGCTCTACGAACTTCACCTCAAACAAACCCTTGCTGATTGGAAGGTAGAGCAAGTCTCCTTCCAAGGGTCTATCCATACCTGTTTCGCGCTTGAAACGCTTTCTGGAAACGGTGAACTTTACGCTGTCACGGATCTCAAAGCCAAACTTGGTAAAGGTATCGCCCCCTTCAAATGCTGTAGTTGTATCCATGTACATTTCGATCATCTTGAAATTGGTGAACCGCGAATACTGCGACTCTCCAAACAGATCGTCCCGCGTTACCATCTCGCGGGGAATGTAGTACATCTCCTGCCCATAGATCTTGATTGCCTCTACCGTGAGGTCTTCTACAAGATTCTGCTCGGGCTGATATGTCTTTGTGTTGACACGGATGTACGGATTTAGTGCCATTCTTATTCCTTATCCCATGATGAAATCAACGGGCAATTCGCCCTTCAGGATGATTTCCTTCTCAATGTCTTCCTTCTGCTGCCAAGAGTCCTTCATCATTGACTGACCGTCAAGGGTGATGTCACCAGGCAACTTGATGCCGTTGTACTTAGAGAGGTTCACTCCCCATTGCCAACGAACCAATGCGACCAAATACTTCTTCAGCAAGCGGTCGTTGTATACTTCGGGATACACGCGAGGATCAAGAATGCGATAGGCTTCGATGATCAGGTACATTCCCGCATTCAACTGCCGTCTGTCGCTGTCCAAGTACAATTTGTTTGCCACGCGATTGAAGCGAATGCTCTTATCGGGCGACAGGAACTGACGAAGCAACTGTAAGTATTGCTGCGTCATGTCATACTGCACCAAGTCAATGGTGCCGAAGGTATAAAGATCGTTTAGTGCGTACTGGTACCGCACATCGAACATGCCCACCGACTGTTGGGTGAATGGGAAAATGCGGGTGACGCTGACGATCAGGTTCTGTAAAAGAACATTCTCGGGGCATTCGGGGTCTTGGCTATTCTGAATAGCCTCGCTGTCCTCAAAGCCCGATCCATCAGCCGTCTCCGACTGAACATTGTCCGCTGTAAAGGAAATATACCCGTTGTCGATGTCCGTTTGGGACAACTTGTACTTCAGGTAAACTTTCTCAACCCCGTCAAAGTGATACTCGGAGAAAAATTGGAGAGCATCGTTGAGACGATCCTCCAACTGTTCATCCGCGATGTTGATTTCAACTACGGGGTGACCGTTTGCGCGTAGTGCGTACTCTCTTAGTTCCGCTCTCGTTGCTC